AAGTATATAATCTAATGATGTTGTATTAACTACACTTGTACGAACTTTTACTTTTGATTTTAATGTTAGTATTGCCATTTTTTATTATTTATTTTTATATTATAAATACCCAACCAGTAGATTTTCTTATATATAATCCTTCTGTTGCATCTGTTTGATAAACTATTAATCCTGTTGCAGGAGTTGCTATAGCTAAACGCTGAGCACTTGTCATTCTAGGTGGTAAAAAACCTTTAGTAGTAGAAACAACTTCAAATACAGCAGAAGTTGTAATTGCAGTATTTACACCTGTATCACAAGCTTTTGCACCTGAAGCATTAGCTAAAATACCTCCAACAAGTGCAGATGAACTTAATACTACTCCTACACCACCAGCAGCACTTATAAAAGCATTTTGTGAACTAATCAATCGATTACTTGAAAATGTCCAGTTATTACCACTTGTTAATCCAATTCTAGTAGCACCAAATCTATCTACACTAAAAGCAGATACATTATCTACTTTACAATTAATTAAGTTTGTAGCAGTACTACTAGCAGTATTAGTAATAGCTAAACTTATAATATCAGGAGCACCTGATGTATTTAATGTTTGAGTAATACTTAATGCAGAAGTTGCTGATGATCCTGTTAAAGAAGCAGGTGTTATTGTTTGTCTTTCTGTAAAAGTATTTGCTACAGCTAATCCTGCTAATGTTGTTGTAGTATCAGGTAATGTATAAACCCTATCTGCTGTATTAGTATTAACAAAAGAACCATTAAATGTGTTTGCTACATTTCTTAATAAGAATGTTGTATCAAGAAATGTTTTAGCTGCTGAATTAGTTTGTGCAGAAGCTAATGCCATATCTCCATTTCCTTTACCATTAAATGTAGACCAATCAGTAGAACTAAGATAACCATTTACAGAACTAGTTGCTTGTGGTATAGATATACTAGGAGTTGTTCCTCCTGAAGAAACTATAGGAGAAGTTCCTATTACAGATGTTATTTTTGTATCAGCATATGCTTTTACAGCTTTTTGTGAAGGTACAAGTAAATCACTATCTGCTGTTAATAGTGGATCAGTATCTATAGGTACCCCTCTTGTAGTTCCTTGTGCCATTTTTTATTATTATCTTATTTCTCTAAATTTAATTCCTGCATAACATGTTTGTGTACCTGATAAAGATGTAGCTTTTAATGTTATAGTACCCATTGCTCTAACAGCACCTGCTGCATTTAATGTAATTGGGTATCTTGATATAACAGCAGTATTTACCATAGTTTTTTGTGAACCAGATGCAGGTATATAACCACCATCTATTATAATTGATGGACTTCCGCTAAGTGTACCAACTACATTATATTCAGAACTTGAATAACTTGTATTTACATTATTATATGTTGTAGTTCCAGATATAGCTTGTCCTAAACATAATTGCCATTGAACAGCTTGATTACCTGCATTAAAAATTTCTACATCTATAAATGCAACTCTTGATCTGTTTGCAATACTATTAAATGTTGTTCTAGGTCTAAGGCTCATAAGATGTGTTCCTCCAGTAGTTACAGATACAGAACCTGAATCTTGAGCAAATGTATATCCATATACATTTATATCTTCACTACCTCCTTCAGATATTACAGCAGAACAAATAAAATTCATTGTTGTACTGACTGTACCAAAACAAGTCATACCACATCTTACAGGTAAGTTAGCTGTTTGTATATAAGGATATGCTATTAAATTAGCATGTTTAAATTCATGAGCATATATTACTGAACCACCTATATCAAATCCAATTCTAACCCTTCCTACATAAAGTGCTTGAATATCTATTACAAGAATTTGTGTTTTTGTAATATCTAATGTTATACCACTTGGACCTGTACCATCTAATTTATCTAAATTCCATGATGCTTGTGCAACTGTTTCATTACCAGAAGAACTACCTGAATATATTGTAAATTGTTTTGTAGTTTCGTTTAATTGAAATTCTATACCATTTACACCATCTGAATATCCTGCAAACTTTAATGTTTTATCTACAGCATCTATCATATTAAATGTTATAAATATTAATTGTGATCTACCAGGTTGATAAGGAAGATATTCATAACTTTGCATATAACTTTTACCACCTGATCCAGTTGATGAAAAAGTCATTAAACCACATCTATTAGTTGTATCATGTGTAACAGTAGCTCCTGTACCATTTGTTATTTGCTCATATACAATAGGAGCAAGGTCATATGTAAATTGACTATTATGTAAAATAAGAGGATTTGATACCCTTAATCTACTAAATGCATCTAAATTAGCACTATCTTTAATAGTAACTCCTGGGCTTATTATATTATATCCTGAATAATTCTGTGCCATAATTAACTAATTTCTGTACCCCAAACTTGAAATGATAGGTTACTGTTTCCTGAATAAACTCTTATTTTATCTGTAGTTGCAAGTGTTACACCTATTGTAGCAATAAATGTATCATTACCTGCCAATGTTACATCATAATAAAGATAGTCTTTATTAGATGTTGCAACACCACCCGCAGATATAGAAATTCTAAATGTTGTTTGTGAACTTCCTCTATTACATATACTAATAGAACTACATACAGTTGATGTAGCAGAAGGAACAGTATATAAATCTGTTACTGTTGTTGCTGATGGACTACTTTGTCCTAATATTTTATATACGTTACTCATAATTTTATGCTCCCATTAATAAAAAGTTTTGTTCAAAACCTATAGAACCTCCAATTGTAGGTTTATTTAATATTTGATTATTACCACTTGTTGAATTCCAATCTACAGGTTGTTGAATAAGTGGATATCCTGCACCAAGATTTACCCAATATAAAGTAGAAGTTGGTAGAATTGAATCATTATTAGCTAAACATCTATAAACATTTCCAAGATACCAAACTACATCACCTATTAAATATGGGTTATTAGTTGCAGCTAAATGATCAGTTGTAAAAGGTAAAGCTACAAGAATATTTGCTGCTACTATATCAGACCAATTATAAACTGCTCCACTTAAATTTAATGTATCAATATCAATAGTTGTATAATGACTTCCGTCAAGATTATCTACTATTCTAATAGTTGGGCTAGTATCATCATTTAAATAAAGTTGTCTATCATTAGTAGAATTAATTGAGTTAATAGAAGCATTATATCCTGCTATACCATTAATAATAGTATTATTAACATTTACTACTTGTTGTAAATCTTGTGCAGCACCTGCTGATGTCCAAGTTGTACCATCCCATACAAATAATAATAATAATGTTGTATCATATACAAGGTATCCTTTATCACTTGTAGTTAAACTTAATGCATTTCTTTGTGTAGTAGTTAAATTATATATTCTACCTGCTTTGATTTCATTTGAATCAAGGTCAAGATTATGGTAATATTTTTTATCTACATTTGACATTATGATAAATAAGCATAACCTGAAACAGGTTGTGAAAATGTTATTTGTAAAATAGATATAGTAGCATCTGTAACAACTCCAGAAATTTCATTACCAGATAAATCAGTAGTAAGTACATTAGGTACAAACCCAAGATTATGAGAAATATTCCAAACAGCAGAAGCAGTAGGAATATAGTACTGATATGAACCATTGTTTATTGTTATATTAGGATTTATATTAATTCTTGTACAACATCCACCAACATTTACATCTACAACATTTACATTTCCATTTCCTGTAGGATAAGAAAATCCTAAATCACAACATGGAATAATAGGACCACCTGAACAAGTTTGTCCTGCTGAAGTAAATCCACCAATGTAAGCAGCTGGATTACCATTAAATGTAACAGGTAACCATGACATATATGCTACACTAATTTGTGTTAATGCTCCTGAATCTTCATTTTCTGCCCACTTTAATATTTCATATCTGAGTTGAGCTAATTCACAATCAACAGGAGTTGGTGCACACTGAATGCCATAATTATTATAATTAAAATTTTCTACCATACAGTTAGAAAATTCTTTTTTATATCTGTCTTTATTTAATAGTATATTACTCATTGTTAATATTATTTATTGGAGCAACAACTTGTATTAATTTAGTTTCATAAGTACTAATACAATTATTGCATACTTGTCTTCCGTCACTAGCTGTTTTAACTTGACAGCCACATGTTATGACTGTACTACAATTTGAACATGTTCTCATTTTAATTTTGGTTTTAATAATGATGGTGGTGGTTGTTATGACAATCTTTGCAACCACCTATATATCTTTCTAATCTTCTTTTAGCATAAAGTAATAAATCCATACCTAAACCAGGATCATGACAATCTTCTGTTTTTACTTTTGCTGCATCAAAAAAAGACTTAATTAATCTTAATTCTGAAAGTCTTGCTCTTGTATCAGCTGATGGTTCACAAGCAGCAAGTTCAATTTTACATAATTCTTGATTATAAGTATTTAAAGTTTGTGTTAATCTTAATTGATAATATTCTACATAAACTAAATCATTTGGACTAACAGAATATTTTATTTTGTATACACCATCAGGTAAAGCAGGAGCCACAGGACTACAACTACCGGATGTAATACCTAATGTACAAGCATTTAATATTAAATTAAAAGATGCCATACCACTACTAGCATAAGTAGTTACATCAATTTCAGCAGGTTCAGTAAAACCTGGAGATGTAATTTGTAATGTAGCACATTTTACATCTAAATCTGGTGCATATATACTTGCATCAACTACTCTAAATATGCTGACATTATTTGTTTCCGGAATATCTAAATATAATTGATGTTGTACGGGCATTTTAATTTTGTTTTATATATTAAATATACACTATTTATGACAAATATACAAATAAAAAAGGAGAGAATAAAATCTCTCCTTCTTATTTGTTATAAAATTTATTAGATCATTTCTACAAATTGAGCACCGCCAGCAGCAGCTGATGCTTCTAAAATGTAATCACCAATTGCAGTACCTGTTCCTACTGGAATTGTACTTCCGGCAGAATAACTTATACCAGTGAAAAATTGACTTAAAGGAATTGTACTAGGAACAGCAATTTCAATTAAATATTGATCATTATCAAATACTCCAGAAGGATTGTTGAAACGTGGTACACTATGTAAAATACAGAATTTGTTGTATAATGCATTTCTGTTAGCAAGAGACATCATATTTAATACTCCAGGATTAGCTTCAATTTCTCTCATACGGAAAGTATCAATGTTAACACCATCACCAAATGCTTCTTGACGGTATTTACCAGTAAGAATTAATTCACGTAAAATTGTTTCACCAACACCTTGTACTTGTGTAGCAGCTTGAACTTCAGTTGCAATACCTGCAACACCTATAGTTGGTGTAGAACCAATACAATATGTTAAACAAGGATTACCTGAATCATCAACTACAGAAGCAATGATTTTAAGAGGTTCAACATCATAGTTATCAGTAACAGTAAATGTAGCATTACCAAATTTAGTTTCTACATAAGCAGATGTTAATTCTAAGAATGGTTCTTGAGTTGCTGTGTATGAAAAACTTGCAGCATCAGCAGCAGGAGTATAAATTAATGCACCACTTCCGGTTGTATTAATAGTAGCTCCAGTTGGAATTGTTGTTCCAGGAATATAAGTAGCTTGTCCAAAATAAGCAGTTGTTGGACTACCCACAGTATTTGCTGCATATAAATCACTAAATGTGCTATAAGTTGCTGTAGCATTAACTGTTGGTACAACTGCTTGAACTGGATATTTAACAACAATACCTGTAGTAGATACTAATGCTGTAATAAATGAATTAGCAGGAAGACCGCCTCCAATTATTCTTTGTCCAGGTAACATACTAGTATTTGTAACAGTAATAGTAACTTGAGAATCAGTTGCTGCAACACCAATAGCAGTAGCAGCAGTAGCTACAACAAATTTGTATGCTCTAGCTTGTACCATATTGTTAAAATATGGAGAAGCATTTAATTGTTCTTTCCAATTTACAATTGTAGTTACTGGATCTTTTACAAAACCAGGATTAGTTGTTGAACAACATCCTGTGTAACTATCCAATACACGGTATAAATTGTGAGATAAAAAACGTAATGCTGGACTACCTTTTACATCAATACGTAAACGGTAAGTAGTATCACATGTTAATCCACAACTAATTGGAATTTGTACAACTTGTTGTGTAGGAGCTTTTGCTTGAACCCAGAATAAACGTGTAATATACTTAGGATTAATCATTTTAGATTTTACAGATTCTTGGTAACCACCATGAGTTCCAATTGTATCTGAATAACCTGCTGTTTTGTAATAAGAACCTTGTACAAGATAAAAAGGTTTTGTTGTAGTAGTTCCAGCTGGATTAATATAACCAAATGATTGATCATAAAGACCAAGTTGACCTGCTACTAAAGCAGATGTTGCAACTGCTGTACCACCTGTTGCTACTGAAAGTGTTGCACTACCTGTATCTACACCAAGTAATGTTTTTCTGAATGCGTGACTAAAATACATAATTTTTTAATTTTTTTTTGTTTATAAATAATTGTTATATAAATAATATAATATTTAAATTTAAATTTACCAAATTTATTTTAAAAAGGTTAATTTATATTTTGTACTATTTAAAGTACTTTTGACATTATCCAAATCATTAACTATTTCTGAATAAGGCATTTTAGATTGTAAACTGTTTATCATACTATAAATGTCTCTTATGTAAGAAATTGCATCTGATACAGTAGATAACATTCTTGGAGAAGTTTCTTTACATTCTAATATTTTTTCTGAAGCTCCTTGAAATCCTTCTGCTAAGTCATCTGCATGATCAGGTAAAGCATCATAAATTTCATTTAAAGCTTTATGTGCTGCATATGAACCAATTCCTTGAACTTTTAAATGAAGTTTGTGAAATGATGTAGCTGCATTCATTAATTCAGAAACACATGCTGCTGTCATTGATTCTAATGAAGAACTTGAACTTGCAGTTGAATATTCACTGTTATTCATAGGTGCTGGTGTAGCTGCTGCACTAAATATGTTAGCACGATTTATTTTTTGCATTTTTATATATTTAAATTATTAATTATTTCTTTCTGCTGATTTTTCATTACGTTGATATTGCATAACAGATTCTATATCACCTGCTAATATTGAAGCTGCTTCATCACAAATAAGTTCTACAATATCATCTTTAAATTCAGATTGTACATCTGTTGTTACAGTTGCTCCTGTATTTAAATTTATACATCCAACAAATTGAACTTCTACAGGTTTTCTGTAGTAGTTCAATCTTGGATTAATGACATCAAATTCTCCATTAGTATATATTCTTATTCTATTGCCTACCATGGTACAAAAAGTTTCTGCCCAATCAAATGATGGTTTTGAAAATTTGTCTGATAATAATATATCTACATCTGCTTCTTCTGCAAGATAAACAACAAATGTTCTATCTGGACATTCATTAGTTTTTCCTTTTGTAGAAACTCTTTTAAATTCTAAATAGTTTTCAGGTAAAGTTTCTGCTTGATAAAAAGTTTCACCTACCATTGAACCAGATAAATTAATTGTAGTTAATAACTTTTGAAGGTCATCAATTCTTCTTTTAGAATTTTCATCACCTTCTTTGTAGTTATTTGTACCATGTAACTGTCTTCTAACCCACTCAATTTGAGCTTTATTAAAAGCTTCAGCAATTTGCCAACATTCTAAATTATCATAATCAAGGCTAGATAATTTATTTAACCTTTGTTTAATTTTAATTTGCAATAGATTGTTGTTCATATATACTTAATTTTAAATTATCCTTTTACCTTTTTTAAAGCTGGGTTTGCTTTTTTTGCACCAGCAGATGCATTTCTTGTTGCAGCAGCTAATATTGCTCCTGCTGATTCTTTACTAATTCCTTGTTTTTTAGCAATATCTGATTGTACTGCTTTAAATCCTGGATGTGCTTTTGATTTTGCCATTTTATTTGTTTTTAATTGTTAATAAATTATATATTCCAATACTTTTCTACTTGGTTCTGTACATCAGTTAATATCTGTTCATTTAAAGGATTTTTTAAAAATTCTACAGCATCTGATGAATTTCTACCCATCATAGTAGCTGAAGAAAGATGATAAACAAATCCATCAGCTTTAGTAGCAATAATTTTATAATATGTAGCATCTTTAATAATTGCTCTTAATTTAAGAACATCCATATCAAGTCTAGCAACATCTAAAAATAATTGTGCTGTTTTCTTTTTATCTTTATTAACTAATTCACCATTTATAAATTTATCCATGTTGTCATAAATAATATCATTAGGTGTTGATTTTTTGTATTGTGCACTATTAATATCTAAAATTTTAGCAACGTAAAATAATTTATTTTGATTTTTATCAAATAATTTTTGTAATTCAGCAGCTGCTTTATTTCTTAATTTTTTAATTTCAGTATTAGTTGAAGCTGATTCTTCTAATTTATCTAAATAAAATTTAGGTACTTTATTCATTCTTTTTGCTTCTTCTAATGATTTTGCAATCATACTAAACCCATCATTTTCAATAGCATATAATTTAATTAAATCATAAGGATCTCTTTCTGGATCTAAAAATAATGGTTCATTACCACATCTTAATTTAATTTTATCCCAAAATTCAGAATTATCTGGTTTAAGTAATTTAATCTTATTCCAAAATTCTTTATCATCAGGTTCAACCATGTTTGAATTTAATTGTCTTTCTAATTGAGAAACAATCATTCTAATTTGTTTAACTTTAGCTTCTTTTTCTTCTGGAGATAAATCTAATAGTTCAGGAGCAAATTCATTTAATCCTGTTCTGTATCTTTTGATTCCATTAATCTCAAGACAAGAAATTTGTTCCTCGTGGAACACTCCATCAAATAAAGCTAAACCATAGTTTTGTAAACCCATGTTATCTACTTTTGAATCCAAATAAGGTTTAATTGCTATTTTTGATTTTTTGTTTTGTGGATAACTTTCCACAATGGTAACTGTACTCATTTTTTTTTGGTTTTTATTGTTAGTTTAAGAATAAGTTCCCGGTGAAGGTTGCAAATCTTCTAAAATATGCATATACCGGGAATACAAAGATATAGTATTTAATATTAATTATTAATATAATTAATTACTAAATGGACTAGCTACTGTACCAGAATAAAATAAATTACCTGATATAGCCCATTTACCAGCAGCAATACATGTAATTGTAAATGTAGAACCTACAATACCTGCTGTAACAGTAGTAAATGTTTCTGTAAATGTTTTATTTGTAGTAGATGTATAAAAACTATCTGCTACTGTAGTTTTCTTTAATACAACAGTTCCTACAAAAGTATCAGTTCCACTTGTATTAACAACTGAATTAGCTGATAATGTTGTATTTCTAAAAAAAGTAAAATTTGTACCAACTTTATCTACTGTTGCAGATGGTAAAGTAAATGTTGTTCCAGCAGCTCTATCTAAAAGAATTACTGTTGTACTTTGATCACTAGTTAAAGTTGCTGTTGCACCAAATCCTGAAATTATTTCTTCAGAATTAATGTAAGTTATTAATGAATTCAAATGTCCAAACTTAGCTAATGCCATGTCTGCATCTGCTAACAAGAATGGGTCATTTGAAGTTGGAAAAAATTTTTTATATGCCATTTTATTTTATAAGTTTTAATATTAATATAATATAATGCAGAAAATAAGGGAGAAGTTCTCCCTTATTCCTACATAATTTATTAGAATGATCCTCCTGTAATTGGATTTCTCATAACAATTTTTAACACTTTAGTTGGATCTTTAACCCAAATTGCTGGCATTGTTTGAGACATCATTACACGGTATCCATTAAAGTTACCAGAACTTTGGAATCCTTGAGTTCTACCCATGTAATCCATTGTACCATTTTGGTAGAACCATTTTAATTGGTTATCCCAAGATAATTTTAATAAGAAGATATTATCATTTGTATTATCTGTAATATCAAAGATGATAAAGTTATAAGAAGATAATGGGAAACCATCAATTAATGGATTTTCAATATCATTAGTATGAACATTATCAAAAGCAGGATTCAATACAAATTTAACATTTGCTAAGAATGGAATTACATATTGTGTGTAAGCAAATCCAAAATTCAAATCCATACCTTTACCTGTAATAGCTCCAACTTCAGATGCATTGATAACCATACCAGAAGCAACAGCATCACGCTTAATAGCTTCATTGATAAGTTTCATACCACCCATACCAGTTTGTACTACAAGACTACGTTGTGGATCTGGTCCTTTAAATTCAACTTTACCATTGAAGAAGTTGAAGATTTCAGAACGGAATAATTCTAAATCAAAACTTGATTTGTTATAAATACGTTTGTAAGAATTATCTAATTGTTTCCATAATCCCACTGATAATCTAATATCATCTGGACCATCTTGTTTAATTCTACCTCCTTGACCCCACATTAAGTAAGTTTCAATGTCATTAGCAATTTTACTAAGATGAGCAGCTTCCATAGTAGTTAAGAATGTACGTGAAAGTTGACCTGTTTGGTATGCTTTTTTAACATAATCAGGACCCATTTTTTCAGCCATTTTTTCTAAAGAAGTAATTGATGGATCCATTGATTTATCAAAGTTTCTCCATAATTCAATTACTGGTACAGTACCATCAGCTTTCATACCTCCTTTCATCATCATGTCAGCTTTAGAACTAACTGAATAATGAACATGAGCTTCAGCACCTCCTACATAGTTGTAGAATTCACGGAAACCTGAACGTACATCACCTAAGTCAGAAAATCTTTCACCATATTCACCACGTGCAGAACCTTTACGGAAAACTTTAGCACCTGTTTTAAATGGATTAGCACTTGTTTGAACAATAGCTTTTGTACTATCACTGTTTACAATTTGTACTGTGTAAACAAATGAATCTCCTGAAGGGATGATATCATCTGCTGTAATGTACATTTCCACACCGTTATATTTGTCATAAGTGATAATATCACCATGTCCAAATGTACGTTTGTTTAAACGGATTTTAAATGTAGTTCCATCTGCACCATATGTACTTGATGTAGAACCTGCATTTGTAATATACAATTCTTCTGTTAAATATGGTAAATCTTGTGCAATAGGAACTTGCCATTTGTATTCTCCTCTTGCATTATCAACCATGATAACGTTTTTACCTCCAAATGATGACATTTGATATAAAGGCATTTCTACTTTTTGAGCCATAGCCCAAATGTCTACTGGACCTAAATCCATTGGTTCTGCTGATTTCAGCATGTTTGTCATGTGATATGAATCTACATGTGAGCTAGTTTTGTAACTGTTATCACGTAGAAATATCCCATTGTTTAAAACTGGTGTACTCATTTTTTTTATTTTGTTTTAGTTGTTAACGTTTAAAAATATTTGTATTTCTTTGAATTTTTCTTGTTTGTTCTTGTTGGTTAATATTAACAGATGAAGATGCTTTATTTCTTGACTGTTCTGTTTTAAGTTGTCTTACTGTTTGTTCAACAGCTTGATTCTTTCCTTGTCTTATTAAGTTTGCTTTATAATCATCTGGATTAGAAAGTAACCATAATGCTTCAGATATTAAATCATATCTAGGTTCAACATATTGGTATTTTTCTAACAAATGACCTAATAAATTTGTAGAACTTCCGTTTAATGATGGATATTGCGGGTTAGTTAATCCATTATATAAAAAGCTTTGAACTTTTTTATCTAATCTAACACCATTTAATTCTCCATTACGTAATGTTTCAAAAACATTTTGTACATAAACATTAGCTGCTTGTTCTTGTTGTTGTTTAAACATTTCTTGTTCTGCAAGTCTTGCTTGAATAATTTCTTCTTGCATTAAATCAAGCTTAGGTTTAAACTGCTTAGCTTTTTTTTCTAGTTGTCCTAAATCTTTCCAATTTGTAAGTTCTTCTTCTATCTCATCTGCATCACCAAAATTGGTTGCTTGTAAATAAGATTTTACAATATTTTCTTGGTCTACTTCATCTGTAGGATCTAATTCTCTCATTTGTTCAACATGTGACAAAGCTTTGAATAATCCTTTTAAATCTTGACCACCATCTGCTACATATTTAGCAGCATATTGTAATTCTTCAGGTAAACTTTCAAAAAATTCTGCCGGAGTACTAGCTGCCACTTCATTTCTTATATTAGAAATATTTGCTTGCCACAACTCATCTACATCTTTTTCTGTCAAAGAACTTAAATAATCATCTAAAGATTGTTTTTCTTCATTGTAATCATCAAATGCAAACATTTCATTTGCTTCAATTCTTTTTTTAAGAAATCCAACTAAAGCTGATTTTTCTGCTTTTGGTCTTCCTTTTGTTATTACCTCTTCTTCTTCCTCCTCATTAGACTTTAAATCTTGATCCAACATATTGTTAATATTTTGCATCACTTCTTCATTAACTTTACCTTCTGTTTCAGATTTATTATCTGCATCTAAAAAAGAAATATCTGTTTTTAAAGAATCAAAGATGTTTGGTTTTGAATCTTCAGGTTCTGTAGGTGTAATTACCGAATCAGCTCCTGGTGCTCCTAACCAGCTATCAATGTCTAAATCTAGTTTTTCTACAGAGGTATTTACGTCTGTAATGTTATTGGTTTCCATTTTATATTGGTTTTTGTTTATATTATTAATATACTATTTAAACTCTAAATATTTAAATATTTTTATTTTTAAGAATTTTTCTTGTGGATAATAAGGCTATGATTTTAGTTATCATTTAAAGTATTGATAATTTCTTCTACAATAGGGTCTCTATGGTTAGTTTTTAGTGCTATACTTTCTATACCTTTTATAAAACTAAGTTTTTTACTCATGTAGTCAAAACCACTTTGACGTTTATCTTTTAAATCTATTTGTGAATTATCCCCTACAAATATCATTTTAGAATTTACACATAATCTTGTTATAATAAGTTCAAGTTGATTCTGTGTTATATTTTGGGATTCATCTATAACAACTAAACAATCTGAAAAATTTCTTCCTCTCATAAATCCAATAGGAACTACTTCAATGTTTCCTTCTAAAATTTCTTTGTCTATTTTTTCTTTATTATACAACCTGTACATATTGTCATATATAGAAGCTGTATATGGTGCCAATTTAGCATCTTTATCTCCTGGTAAAAATCCTATTTCTTCTCCTGCTGTAACAACAGGTCTTGTTAATATAATTTTTTCCACTTCTTTTTTAAATAAAAGATCTAATGCAATTTGTGCTGCAAGTAAAGATTTACCTGATCCAGCTTGTCCTTTTAAAAATGTTATTTTTGAATTTAAAATTTTTTCTTTAGCTTCTTTTTGTTCAGAATTTAATGAAATAGAAAACTTAATTGGATTTTTTGGTTTTGGTTTTTGTAAAGACATTTATTTATTTTTAAAAGGTTTATTATTTTTTATCTTCTTTATCAGATTTAACATCATATTTATTTTTGTTAACCCTAGCTATTTCCAATTGTTTATTAGCTATATCTTGTTGTGCTGCTAACTTTTCTTTTTCAATATTTAATTTTTGTTCATTAAATCTATTTTTATTTACTTCTTGTTCTCTTTTAAGATTTGTTGAATCAGTATAATTTTGTTGTTGTTGAATTCTAGATAATGCATCTTGATAATCAGACATTTGGTTTTGGTTTATATCAGATGTAGAACCAAATCCAGCTGCTCTAATTTCAGCTTCAACTATTCTTGATTGTCTATCTTTATCTTTCTCTTGAGATTCAAACTGTTGTCTAGCTAATTCTTGTTTTTGTGCAGCTTCAAGTTGTTGTTGTTGCATTTCTTGTTCATGTTGCTGTTGTTGTTGTCTAATATTATTAGCTTTTTCTTCAGATTTTTTAAGAACATTAGTTAATTCAGAAATAGAATCTGCTTTAATAATATTTCCTAAATCATATATTGAAGCACCTGTAGTATTATTATTAAGTGCTAATGATTTAAGCTGATCCATTACAGCTCTAGAATTTGTTTTAGTAGAACAAAATATATTTAAATCTCTTAATAATAAATCTGTACCATTTAATTGAAAGTTTACTTTTTCATCACTAGAAGTTATATATTGTAATCTTACAGATGGTTTTGTAGAATGATAATATTGTGCTAATTCAGTTCTCATTTGATGAACTCTTGGCATTAAATTATCTGAATGCTGTACAAAATAAACTTCAGTTTGATTATATGAAGCATTAACAGATTGTTCAACACCTGTAGCAGTTTGCTGTCCTATTTGTTGACCCATTCTTTGAGGTGTAATACCTATTACTTCAAATGCTTGATTTTTAAAATAGTTAGCTAAGTTAACCCTAGATAATAAACGTTGTGATTGTTCTAAATTTAATACTTGGTAATGTTGGAAGTTTAATGCATTTTCTGTATTTGTAATAGATGTATCTAATGGAAGCATTTGGAAATTCTTCATAGCTACATAAGCATTAGCTAAATTATTTTTACCCCAATCTTCACCCATTGAATGTCTAGGTAAAGCATTTTGGTCAAACATAATTACAGTACCTAACTCATCTACTAATATATCTGCAATTTGGTTATTAACAATATTATATCCAATTTGAAAAGGTTTCATTAAATCTACCATAGAAACTGAACGTGTATTTCTATCAGAAAATACTGCTCCTTCTACAGGAGGTTTACAACCATATAATGTTGTATCACCTTTAAATTGGAAAGGAATTCTACCAGGTTTACCTCCATTTAATCCTAAATATATTGGATTAAATCCACCAGGATTATTCATACCCCAGAATGAAGGTCTATTTGGACCCACTTTAATTCCACCCCAAGTTTCATTAATCCAAATCCAATCAATATGTTCTCCAAATACCAATGTATCTTTTGATTTTTCTTTATATAATGTAGTATCATATAAAGCTTTATCTGTAATTTTATAATCTTCAGATACAATATCTTGTACTAATTCACCTAATTCAGTAATCTTAGTTAAATGACCCACTCTAATTTGTGACTTCCAATATACTGTAGTACATCTTAATAAATGAGCATTACCCCAATCTAATAAATCTTCAGATTCATTTAATATAGCTTGTACAACATCTCCACTCCAACGTGTGTTGTCATATGTACTCATAAATTGTCTGTAACCAAGACTAGGCATTTCTGTATTCCAATCATGACTTCTTGTAGGATCGTAATAAGAACCATCATTTTGCATACCTGGAATAGCATATCCAGCAGATCTTACTGGGAATATAACCTCCAATGCTTTTAATTGTTCTTCATTCATCATCCAACCATACTTATCAATAACATCAGCTACAGTTAATAAGTCCATCATACCTACCCAATGTGATTCTGATATATATCTTGCTGAAGGTGATTTATGATAAAATACTTGTACAGGATTCCATAATTCAATTTCATAATCATCATCCATCATTCTAAAATGCCAGAATTCCCTATCAGTAATAAGCATATCCCTAAAGGCTCTTTCTTCTAATTCATCAATGTGGAATCTTTCTGTATCTACAGCATGTTGATGGGTAGCCCAATCTTCATATACATTTCTATAATCTTTTGTAAAAAAGTTTTGGATTTCTGGTAATGACTTTAATTTTTGTGGAGCCATTTCTGCTTGAAATTCTTCAGATTGTGGATCCATTCCCATAGTAACAAGTTTTTCAACCATTTTAGATTGAGCTTGTTGCATAAGAACTTGTTCTATCATGTTCTTTTTTTCTTCTAACATTTCATTATAAGAAAGTTCATCAACAGTTCTAAACATTATTTTAGATGACCGTTTACTAAATTCAGAACATAATACATTAATTACATTAGGTATAATAGGGTAAAATTTAAGTTCTAAAGCAGTTTTATCTTCTCTAGTTAATATATCAATAAGTTCTCCATTAGGATTTTCTTCATCTATAATATAATCCCTTTTATCAATTATCCCTTTAGCTAATTTATAATTTTTTAATAAACGTACAGCATTACGTCTAAGCTGTCTTACACCTTGCCATTCAAGCCAATCTAAATTCCATGCTCTCCATTCATCATCTTTTTCAGAACTAGGTAAAAATTGTACAGGTTGCATTAAGCTACCCATCTTGTTATATTCCGTCTTTTTACCTTTTTTTAAATCAAGGGCATTATATACATTCATTATTTTATATTTTTAAATAGATTTCTTTTTACATTTATAGAAGTTAAACCTGTAGAGTTTACACCCATATGTCTAAAGGGAGTTCTTACAGATAATTTACTTAATTTTTGTGGATTTTCCAACTTATCATTTTTAATTTCAATTCTAGTAACCCTTCCTCTGTTGTTTTGCTGTACTTGTGCAAAGGCTACTAATGCACAAAATGAAACTAACCTATCCACATTTAAACCTGGTTGATACTGTCTCATTTCTTCAAGTAGCATTGGATCAGGTATTCTTTCCACTCCAAAGTTTATTTTTATTACATCACCATTTTCAGCAGTTTGTACATCAATTTCTTCTTGTAAGAATTGTATACCATAAGATATTAAATGGGTTTTAAATAATGTACCTGTATTTTTCCAACCATAAGTTGCAAATACAGAAGCATTAGATGATAATTCTTTTAAGAAAGGTATTTGATCTTTTGGTACTAAATACTTTTGTTTTCTTTTACTAATCATATATTGAATAAAAAGACTAACATTATTCTCCACTATAGTCCAAGCATTATACCATTCAATTATAAGTTCCAGTCTTTCATGTGTTTTTTGTAAATCATCAAACCTTCCACACCATGATGCAACTATACCATCCCTTTCTAAATTAGTTTTTAAGTTACCATTTCCTTCATCTTTTACTACTTCTGTAGGATTTTTATATACATAAATACTACATAAAGAATCTGATGTAGTTGTTTTACCTTCACCTACAGGGTCAATAGATGCATAATATGTTCCCCATGGACTATTAGGAACAGGTTTTTCATATACACATACAACCCCTGTTTTATCTTCCATTGTTTTATCAACAGGAAATTTTGTTATAGGGGATTTATTAGTTTTTTTAACTACAATTTTATTTTCTGCATCATATTCCAATGTAACATATTCTACAGAATATTGATTTTCTTCTATACGTTTTAACTGATGAGAAATTAAATGTGGAGGAAATACAGATTCTTTTCTTGTAGCAAATGCTTCTGCTATATTAGTTGGTTTTTGTGAAATACGTAACTGATACTGTTCAGGGGATAAATCTTTTTTCCACTGTTTACGTTCTTCTACAATAGCAGCTAAAGCATCTTCTACTAAAGAATTTCCATATTTATCAATACATGGTGGCATATTCCATTGTTCTGGTATAAACAATCCTGATTCACCAATAGTTTTATTTTCATCTATTAAAGTTGTCTTAACAGATAACATCCCATATTTGTTAGGATGTAGTATCATTTCTTTTAAAGCAGAACATTGTTCAAGATCACCTACAGATCCGGCAGCTATAAATGTACCTGTAGTTATCATACCAGATTGTAATGCCGGTCTAATAAACTCATATGTATCCATCATTTTAGGAGCAATACCTGCTTCCTCATGAAAGAAATAATGACAAGGACCCCCTACTGAATTACTTGGATCTTTTTCAAAAGATGTTCCTGTAATAATACTTTTGTTTCCTTTATAAGAATCCCTACCTCCAGTTCTAACTTTAATTCTTTGCTGCCATGAAAATACCTTATCAGGTTCAGAAGGTCTGTACCATGCAGTATGTTCATTTAAGAAATTTCTGTATTCATTTAACATCCTCCAAGAACCTTTTTCAGATATGTAGTCTTTAAGACTTGCACCTAATTTTAATACAGATCCTTCATTAAACCAATAAGCATTTATTATTTTAGCAATATGAAAATAACTAGAACCAAACTGACGTTTTTTTAATACAGGACAATGCTTATAAGTTAATTCAGCAATACATTCATATAATGCCATATGGTATTGACCATCCCAAACTTCAGGGAAAGTAAACTGTTTTTTTAGTTTATCATATATTGGAAGAAAGTTAATCCACATATAATAATCTCTGGTCAAATACCATGTATTATTATTTGATTTAAATATAACTCCATAAATAGATTTTGCTTTTTGGTCATCCCAATAAGCTATAAAATCCTTACTTCTAAAAGGAGCATTACAATAATATCCATTTTTTTGAAAATTTCTACCTTCACTGTTAAACAAAAAACTTGTTTCATCAAAAGAATATCCTTCATCAGGACCTGCTTCTTTAAATATAGATATTACAAAATCCCTATATTCTTCTCTTGAATTAAAAACAGTAGAAGTCCATATACCATTATCATAAGTAGGAATATTATAAATGCTGTCTTTCATTCTTTTTAATTTCTTTTAATAACTTTGAAAAACTGGTATTGCTGTAAACGTTTGTGTAAATTCCGTTAAAATAGTCTTGTAGGTACTCTCGTAAAAAACCGGACCATATATTTGTGTATGGGTTATAGTGAAATAACCATTGCTGTAAGTGTTCATCATTTATTACCATATTATTGCAATTTCTCTTTCTGCAACCATCATTTTTACTGACAAATCATCTAATTCAATTAGATCTGCTGATTGTAAAGAACTAGATGGTACATATACTTTATCTCCAACATTAACTGTTGTTACATCAGATCCAATAGCATAAACTTCTAGATGTGTCCATTTTTTCATCATATCTCTTTCTAATGCTTCTTCCATATCAGGAGATAATACAATTGTTGATTCTGGTTTTACTGGTTTTGTAAGCAAAACTCTTGTTCCAATTAACTTTTTCATTTTTTTGTTTTTAGTTTTTAATTAATATTATTGATCATAACTTAGACGTTGTCCACCTCTAACTGTAGATTTTTGTTCTTCTTCTAAGTCTTTTAATGTTCCTTTAAAAGATTGTCTTATTGCTTCATATTTAGAAGCTGCATTAATTAATGCTGTAATATTACCATCCCTACCATGTTCTATTTCTGTAGTTTCCATATACTTTGCCAATCTGTCTAACATAGCTTTAATACCCATGTATGCTCTTACAGTTGGTGTTTCATATAATTTTTGTGTAATTTCTAAAGCATTAATTATTAATTCATCATCTGATTCAAATTCTCCCCCTACTTCTCTTCTAATTAATTCTTCTTTATCTACTTCTGGTACATCAAAGAAAGGATTAAGTTCTGGGTTAGGACATGATAAATAAAATATATATGCAAATATATTTAAATATTCATCAGGATATTGATCCATTATGTTCTTATAACAAAGCATTGTATAACAATGTTCTGTAGGTATTACTTTTCCGTTTTGTATATCAAATATTTTTACCATAATTATATATTTAAAAAGCTTGTAACATCATCTTCATCATTAATTAATTCTATTAAATAATCCCCCGGTATTAAATGAATAGGAGTAAATTTAATATTTGTAACATATAAATCATCTACAC